ACACCATACAAACTCGCAGAAATCATTCAAGACACTTGGCCAGGACTTTACAGACCATCCAAAGTGCAGTATGATAAGGACGAAACCACTTCAAAGGACAATGACGCAACTGATTGACCCATCTTCACCAGAATACTTCAATCAAACTTCCAACGAACCTTACTTGAGACATGACTATAAGGTCCACTACACAAGTAAAAAACCAGAAGTATTTGATAACTATGAAGATGTGCAAAGAACTTGGTTTCAAATGCCTAATCAATTTCTAGATTACATTGAAGTCCTAGATCATAAAGAACCAAAGAAACCCAAAGGAAAAGGATTTTAATATGAATGAATATTGGACAGTGACTAACAATAAAACTGGAAGAGTTATCGTCCACTGTGGTGATATGAATGATGCGATGATGCTTGTTGCACTTGATCCTCATCATCGTTCTTATAGTCGCCAAAGGTTTATTGTGGATCAGGTGATTAATGTAACCTCAACAACAGATAAACAACTTCCAGGACAACTTGGACTACCTGTTGGGGATGTAAATACATTAGAACCTCATAAGATTCGTCTTCCAGAAGGACAACAACAACCTATTAGAGTATAATATGCAAAACATCAACTGGTTTAATATTCTCTTTGATCTTTATATTATCTACTGGGGATTTAATTATGGAAAAGATAAGAATGATAAATCATAATAAACTCTAAATACTTGAGGTATGCATCTTACAAATGCCTCTTTACGCAACTTCAGAAGAACTTTTATTTAATTTGGAAGCAGTTACGAGTTCAGAAGCAAAGCGAAAATGGAGAGAATCAATTAAAGAGAAATGGAATTACCAGTGTGCGTACTGTGGAAGTGATGAAGTTCTTACTTTAGATCATATTACTCCAAGATCTAAAGGTGGTAGTGATAGAGTTACAAATGTCTTATGTGCTTGTAAGGAGTGCAATCATTCAAAGGGGCATCAAAAATGGTATGATTGGTATTTACAACAACCATTCTTTACAACTGAAAAATTATCTGCTATTATAGAATGGCAGAAACAAATCAAAAATACGGGATACTATGTTTATCAACGTAATAAATATCAATAAATCTTGATAGATGACCCCCTATAGTATTCGCCCACAACTTGAAATAGTTGTGGGATTTATAATTTCAGTTTTTACAATCTTAACTCCGATACTCATAATAATATTACTATGAAATTCACAGTATACTCAAAAGACTGTTGCCCCTATTGCAGCAAGATTGAACAAGTGCTACAATTATCAAACCTAGAACACGTCGTCTATAAACTTGGAACTGACTTTGATCGTGATGGATTTTATGCTCAGTTTGGAGAAGGTTCTACTTTCCCTCAAGTTGTTCTCAATGACCAAGAACAACTTGGTGGTTGTACTGATACTGTTCAATATTTGAAGGAGCAAAAACTAGTTTAATGGAAAATACTTTTCACGAAGTTTATTTTGATGTGGAGAAGGCAATTGATCATGCCTTTAATGGAAAGTTCGTGCTAAAATTTTATGATTATCTAAAAATCAAAGGTATCAAAAGAGTTGAAGTAAAAGAATTTATTGAAAGTTCAACTGCAAATGAAATCAGCAATCTTGTAATGGATCTTGATGATTATCTTGAAGGTGGTGCTGATGAAATTCATAAACAACTTCGTGAGGGTTATGGACATATTCCAAAACCTGAGGCAAGAAAAATACGAAATTATTTGTATGGTATCCTAGAAGATGCCTGGAAGTATAATCATGATAAACGACCAGGACGACGAAAAAACAAAACTAAATAACTTAGAACCCCAGATAAATCGTGGGGTTGAGTTATTACTTAGAAATAGGAGGAAGAGAGAATTAAAACCAAAGACTTTTCAGGTGAAGTTTGGTAAAATGATTTCTCTTTTTGGTAGAGAGTTTCATTTTTTTATAGAATTTAACTTTGATATTAGAAAAAAATAAACTCTCTGGAGAAAACAAATGGAACCAGCATATGTAATAGCATTCACCGTAATGTTCACTTTGCTCTTTTTTATGGTTGGTAGTATAATTGGTTGGTTAACTTATAGGCATTTACTAGAAACAAGACCTCCATATTTACATCCAGAGTTCTTTGATGAGAACGGACAAATCATACCTGATGAAGTTGTCGCTGTTAGATTTGAAGAAGGATTCTTTGATGATGATGACGAAGATGAAGATGACGATTAAGCAATACCACTAAATATGTTAAATCTATAGTATCAAACTGAAATTTATGACTGTAACAAAAACAAAGAAGACAACAACTGAAAAACCAATTGAAACTCTTCCCCCCAATCCCTTTATATTTGAAATTCTAGAACTTGCATCAAAGCAACGAAGTAATGCAAAGAAAGTAGAAGTTCTAAAAACTTATAATAATGATGCATTAAAAACTGTTTTTATTTGGAACTTTGACGAAACTGTGATTTCTATGCTTCCAGTAGGCGAAGTTCCTTATGGTGATCTAAACGATCAAAATGTTTACTCTGGAACTTTATCTGGAAATTTATCCAGAGAAGCAACAGGTGGTGAATCTGCAACTGGACAGGATATGGATGGTAGAGGTAAAACATCTCTTCGTAGAGAGTATCAAAATCTTTATCACTATGTAAAAGGTGGAAATAATACTCTTACCACTATTCGTCGTGAGATGATGTTCATCAATCTACTTCAAGGTCTTCATCCAAAAGAATCGGAAGTATTAATTCTTACAAAGGATAAAAAACTTGTGGATAAATATAAGATAAGTTTTGATAATGTAAAAGAGGCATATCCCGATATTCAATGGGGCAATCGTTCATGACTGTGGGTGTAGAGAAAGGAAAAAAAATGGCAGAATCCTTAAAAAAAGAAAATCCAAATATGCCTCACGATTATGGTTGTGAAGTTCTATTAGAAAAAACTACACTCCAAGCAGCAAAAGATCCTTCTTTTCCAAATGATGCATATTTAATTTGGTATGTTGTTGATGATGTGCAACATATTGATCTGGTAAGATGTCCTAAAAAAGTAAATCTTTTTGATATGTATTATGATAAGTATGGTCCAGGGTCAGTTCAAAATATTGATTTTGGATATGGAAGAGTAAGTCCCAGAATGTGGGGATATAAGCAACCTGAGAAAAAGAAAAGAAAATGAGTGCAGGATTTGGTGGTCAAGGAAAAGAAAACAGAATAGGTAAGGATGCAAATATTACTATTGATTTAGATAATATTGATATTGTTTTGAGACAATATAAAAATATTAAAAAATATCAAAAATCATCTCTATATGCTATTAAAACAATGGATGGTACAGAAGAGATTATAAGTTCATTGATTAGAGAAGCAGAGGAGAATCCGTTGTAATGGGTAAGCATTTTTTACTAAATCTTTATGGTTGCTCATCAGTTCTTTTGAACGATGAGCATTTTCTTATTGATCTAATGGAAAACGCTGCGATTGCATCAGGAGCATCTGTACTCAAGACCGTTTCTCATAAGTTTGATCCTCAGGGTATTACTGCGATTTGTTTGCTATCTGAATCACACATTAGCATTCATACTTGGCCTGAAGAGGGAAAAGCAAGTCTGGATATCTATACCTGTGGTTCAGCAAATCCAAAGATTGGTTGTGATATTATCATTGCTCAATTAAATCCAAGTGAATATAAGTTAAATTACATTCAAAGATAGAGAGGGACTTGACTCCCTCTCTTTTTTTGTGTATGATTACCTTTGTGAGGTTTGATAGTTACTATGAATAAAGAAAAGGTTAGACTAATCGTTCATAATATGGAACTGCTTGTTCGTTCTTTAAAACAGGAACTACAAGAACCTTCAAACATAAATTATGAAGAAGTTGCTCCATACCTTATGGATGAAGATATTGAATTTTATGAGGAAGAAGATTGATGAAACCTATTAAAGCAAAAGATCTACTTGAACTTGATAGAGAAATGAAAGTTGTAATGCTTCGTCAGACGCAACTACCACAAACTCTTGTTTATCAAGCAGGTAAGAATGATTACTCTGAGGATCCTATTCACACTAAGTTTCCTCCAAACGAAAAGGAATGTGGTAAATGGGTAATTGAACAACTACTTGCAAATGAAAGAGGACACTGGGGTCCATTAGAGCATCCTGCGATTACTATGGATTGTGTTGGGTTTGTTCATAATGTAATGGTTCAGGCACGTACCCATCGTGTTGGTGTAAGTTTTGATGTTCAATCTCAACGTTATACTGGTCGTCGTGTATTGAAGGTTGCAACTGGGGTTCTAAACCCCCAAGACGTCTTCTATGTGCGCCCAGAAGGTCTCTACCTGGACCGTAAAGGGCACAAATACGAATGGACGAAGGATGACTACGAAAAGCAGTTAAAGTTCTGTCTAGCAGCATCTGAGAGGTATGCAGAGGGTTATGAGAAGCGTGGTATGGCAGAGGAACATCTTCGTGATTATCTTCCACAGAATATCCGACAGAACTTTGTGGTATCATTCTCTCTTCGTGCCGCACTACACTTCCTAGACCTTCGTGCAAAGTTGGATGCTCAAGTAGAAATCCAAGCATTATGTGAAGGAATGGTTCCAGTAATGAAAGAATGGGTTCCAGAAATCTTCAGTTATTATGAAGAGAAGCGTCTACATAGGGCACGATTATCACCTTAAAGACTTATGAAAACTTACTGTGTAAAAGATCATCTTACTGGTAATATCTTTAAAGTATTTGTAACTGAAGAAGACTTTCAAAAATTTTTAAAAGAAAATCCAGATATTGATGAGTGCGTTGATTGCATTGAATGCGATGACTCTCCTTCTATTACGCTTGAATAAATACCCTTACATACAATGGAGATTTAAATTTTGGCAATATATCCAATTGTTCACAAAGAAACTGGTGAAAAGAAAGTCGTTGAAATGAGCGTTCACGAAATCACTCAATGGTATAAGGACAATCAAGAGTGGAAGCGTGATTGGAGTGAAGGATGTGCAACACCAGGAGAAGTGGGTGATTGGCAGAATAAACTTACCTCCAAACATCCCGGATGGAACGAAGTTCTAAAATCTGTATCCAAGTCTCCAGGATCAAGAGTAAAACCTATTTAAACTATATGGCACGAAGAAGAAGAGAAGAACAACCAATTGGTGTTGGACTT